TCATCTCACCCTTGCTAAGATCGTAGGTCCACGACTTCCCGACGAGGATCTCGTTCTTCACCGCGGTGTCGAGGCTTACCGCAAGCTGCCGACACTGTTCCTTCAGTTTCGAGAGCATCTCCTCGGAAGTGATCTGGTAAAACTGGTAGTCCCGGTCGAAGCTGATCTTGCCTTCCTCGAAGTGGACCCTGACTTCAAGGTGCCCATCCATCGTGACTGTCTGCTGCGTGATCGTCATTGTGACCATAGATCACCTCTTGCTCTTGTGCGTGAAGTCTTTGTAGGAGTATTCCTTGTTAAGCATTTATCATTCTCCCATTCGCAGGGGCAGAGGTCTTCGTTTCTACGGAACGGGCATGATCTTATCGACCGTCTACCCCTCCTCTCGTATGGTTCGAGGGCTTCCGTCTCTAGCAGATCGCCCCATCCCCTATGCACGCGCACGCGCCTCATATCACCCGCCAGTCACGTTCTTGTAGATCTTGTCGATCTCCGCAGTCGCGGCCAGGGCTCCGTTGTATTCGAACATCTTCCTCTGAGCCAACTGCATCTCCTGCTCGGATTTCGCTCTGCGCTCGTGCATTGACTTCTGCATAGCGGAAATCTTATTCCTGAATGGTAGTTCTACAGGCTCTTGAGCCCCATACAGGAACCGTGTCTTCATGAGATCGCAGGTATCTGGGATGAACACCTTGATGCCCTTCCCAACTGCCAGCCCGAGGAAATACTCGCAGGAAGGCCTTTGAAAATGGTATTCGGAGTCAACCGCCATATCTACTCCGTAAATATGAATCTCCTTGAACCCTTCAGCCATAGCAAGGGAGATCTCCCAAGAAATCGTGTTTGTGTAGTAACTTCCGAATGACTGCACTAGTGCTGCGAACGGGAACATAATAGCATTAGGTACAAGAGGAATAGCCTGTTGCATATATATCGGGAACGGTAGTTTCCCTAGAGCAGCAAGATACTTATTAATAGGCATCCCCCTGAAGTCGGTCTTTCCTCTCCTTAACCAAGTCTCGCCTTCCTGGGTGAACTGGTGAATATCGAACCACCTCGTAAACGGCCTTTGAAACGTCAGGAACAGGTTGTTTACTCCCCAGAACTCAAACTCCTCCGTGAGATGCCATGGAGCCTCTTCCTTTGAATCCGCGCACCCGATGATTGCGACCTTCTCTTTCTTTGGAACCTGCGTGATCTGAGAAACTGCGTTTACCAATTCCATGTTAAATCTCCTCGTCATAGAAAGTGGATATGGGGGAGGCCCACTATGGACACTCCCCCTCTAGCCCATTAGGAACTCAGTTTGCCGACAAATCCGCTAGGCATATACCTACCTTGAGCACGAATAACACTAACAGTGATTCCACCAGCCTGAGCACAAGAGGTCATCTTGACACCGATGAACCGCTTATTAAGAGTGCTCGTAAGCTGGTCAGATCGGATATCGAACCCACAGGCAATTTCTCCAGCATGACCAAGAATAGTCTCGGTAGATGCCGTATTACTAAAGAACCAGCAGCCCTTCGTAGAATTTGCAATCCCCAGTGTCATTGAGTTGGTACTTGGGGTCGTGATCTTGAACACATTCGGACCACCGATAACGCACTGGGTGGATTCAAGAATCGCCCGGATGTTGTCAAGGCACAGGGTCTCCCCGGTATTAGCACTTGAATCAATCGCACTACCGGACCCGAAATATGCAACAGTTGCCTTAATGTTCGTATTGGTAGCACCCACGGCAATCATCGTTGCAAGACTGGAAAATGTAAAGGTCACGATGTCCGTACCGAGTCCGAGATGGAAGGTCTCACCCGTGGTTGTACCAGTACCCATTTTCAAAAAGATCGTTTTACAACCAACGTTGGCCGCAATTGCCGTATTCCCCAAAGACCCGATCACGATTCCGGTCTTAGCTCCGCACGCGGAAGTCATTGCCGCAGTCACAGCAGAGGTCTCCATGAGATCTACCCATACGGTTGATAGAGTGGCAATAGAGGCAGGTCTAAGACCGATACTCACACCGATGAACGCTCTATCAAACCCGCTCATATCATACGGAGCAGAGGTCGTACCTCCAGTCGTACTTGCCACCATGGTTTCGAAATCAATTTTCAAGGTTTCGCTTAGTTTCCCGTTATTAATCATCTCTTATTCCTCCTTATATCCATTTATTAGTTGAGCACGATAAATGGGCTAACAGTGTTGGCGACGGACCCTTCCAGGCCCAGAGGAGCGTTCAGCCAGCTCTGGCCGTCCACGTTCCAAAAAATCTTGATGACCGTCTTGTTCGTTGTGAAGTACACATGCGGGGATGCGGCCACGAAAGGACCAGACCCGTCTTTGATGAGATAGTAGGCCATATCAACAAGGATCAGATCTCCACGGGTTCCGAGAGCCACAGAGCGGTCGTTGAACATCAGCGGAATGCCATACAATGTACCCGGAGGTGCCCCGATAACATTAGCATTCGGAGCCCAGATCAAATGGTTTCCAGCATCCACCAGGTTCGTGATCTGCGGTAGAATCGTCTGGGATGCAATCCAGACAGGTGAGCCACCGAACTTAAGCTGAGCATACATAGCTCTAATATCCGCAAAGACAACCCCCAAAGCACCAGTCCTTGCAATATCAATCCTCGCAGGAGAGTTGATAACCCCCTGTGGCTGACCCACACCGGACCCGCTGTAGAAGGCCGTGTCCTCTGTACCGTTCAGGCACAACCGAAGCATCTGTGTAATCAGACCGTCAGCAGCCGCCCAGTTCCTGAGCAGCTTATCCGTAATCACCGTATGGCCGGCCACTTCGTGAGGAGTCAAACAGACCTCCCGCAGACGCAGGTCCGTCTCCGGCTTTGTCGCCCCTTCAGCGATCCACTGAACTGTCATCCCACCGTAGATATTCCGAGCTGGACCTTGATCGAGGCAGGGCATCGTTACGGAAGCATCCGGTGGTGTGCCTGCAGGGATTACTGTGGCCCTGGACCGGAAGATCGCGGCCTGGGGATCTACCATCCTCAGAGTCGGAAGGAACTGGTTGGGAACCGCAAACCCGCCTTCAACACCGACACCCATGGACTGCTCGCGTTTCTCGGTCTCGACGTAGTTCAGACGAGCATCGTCTGGGTAGAAGCGAACAGAGTGAATAAATTCGCCCATGTTCTGAAATTCCTTGGGAGCTTCCGCCCGGATCGCCACTCTGATCGAATTCTTGGGAGCATCAAGAACCTCTTCGTCCTGAATCAGTTTCCGGGTTCTCTCCTCCTCCTTCTTGCAAACATCGACTTCCTTATCGAGTTCCGTGTAACTCTTTTCCTCGTCCGCTGTCAGATCCCTCTTTTCCGCATCCGCTGCGTCCAACATCACTTTCATCTTATCCGTCGCATCGGTCCTCTTCTTAACTAGGTTGGACAGTCTTTCCTGAAGAGTCATGTGTTCTTCCTCCTTGTTACGTTTTCCGCAGAAGAGCTAATCTCATCCTGCGTTGTTTCATTGCCCTCTGAATTTCATCCCTATCAATGCGTGACCGTAAAGAAACGTCCGTTGCCTCGTAAAATGGATATGTCACCGGAGACACATCGAACAGCCTCACCTTCTTCAGTACTCGAATATCGTCCCCACCCTCTGTTTCCCATCCTGCATCAACCGTCTGGAACGCAAACGACGCCTGCGTGATATCTCCCCTCTGGATGCTAACCATGAGATCCCGGCTCACATTCGTATCCGGCGGGTCAATCTCCATCCAAAGCCCCTTGTCGTCTTCCCTTAGTCGTAGGGTGCCCGAAGAAGTACGCCCGAGGATATAATCCGGGTTATGATTGAACAGGGCCCGGATATCGTCGGCTACAATCGAATCAATAAACGCACCCGGTTCGATCCGTTCCCGAAACCATGAAGGACCATCCACGACGTTAAACACCGCAGCATGACCTATGATCTTCTGGGGTTTCCCGTCGTCCCTGGTCTGGACCTCGAAGTCGAAGACGTTATACGTCCTCCTGTCCAGGTGGATGATCTGTTTATCCGAGCGTTCATTCCTCATCTGGTTTGGGTTCGGCATCTGGACTCCCTCCTTTACCGGTCATATCTATAGCCGGATTTTCATAAACATCACCTCCCGGAATCGGGTTCATTTCCTCTAATGCCCGAATCTCATTTGCGCTCATCCATTTATTTTGCCGCGCAACTGCATAGGCCGCGTACCTGGAGACAATATCACCTCTCAGGAGTGCGTCTAACTTGAACCTTGCAAAGTATAAACTGCGTTCCTGATCTGTAAGAAGGAATTTATTGATGCTCTGCTCAATCCGTACCAGCCACGGGCGCAGAGTGTGAACAACGAAACTCATCATAAACTGCTCTGCGCTGGCATAGGTGCTGGACTTGTCCGGGTGTCCGATAAGAATGGCCGGTACCCGGAAGATCCTTGCAATCTCCTCTACCTGGAACGCCCTAGTCTCAAGGTACTGGCTATCCTCGTTTGTCAGGGACAACTGCGTCCAGTCGAGCCCCTGCTCAAAGACCACAACCTTGAACTTATTATCCCCGGACATCGCCTTCTGGAGACTTTCCTGCAGTCGTAACTTCGCGTCTGCCTTTAGAATACCTGGCAGTTTAGCGATACCTGACGCTCTAGCTCCATTCGCAAAGTAGGTAGCCCCGTGATCCTCAGCTACTGATGCAAGGTAGATTGCCCGCCTCGCCATTTCCACGGGACTGATGCCGATGAATCCATCAGACGATAGACCCTTCAGATGCCATATATCCTCAGCCGGATAAATGGTCTGTCTTCCAAGATCATCTGTATATTCATAGGCAAGAATCTGCTTCTCAGCATTTACCATCCTTGGAGTGATCTTATCTGGATGGAATGGGACAATACGCCTGATCTGATTGCGCCCATCTCTCTCCAGAAACGAATAGGAGTTCCCGCGCAGGCAGAGATGCCCCACAGACATCTCGAAGAATTCAAGAGCTGTCTGGAAATTATTCGGGGTATCGTGAAGCATCGGGTACAGGTAATGATCCCTGGCAGGTTCCTTGCTATCTCCTTCCCCCCTCTTGTATAGAATCAGGGGTAGGGATGCGATAGTCTCGGATAGTACACGCACGCACGCGAAGACTGCTGTCTGCCTCATTGCACCGTCTCCGGTTACGTCCGCACCCGCGCGCGCGAGAGAATCCGTAAGCCGGACGATCCAATGCTCTGCACCTATCGAATCAGAGGCAGATATACGCTCTTCGATCTTCTCGGTAGGAACTGATGGTTTATCCGAGGATTTAAGGCGCGACCAGAATGACATGATGCCATTCTGTGCATAATGGGCAGGAAAGTGCTACTAGAGAAACTAAAGATGATACAGATACAAAACTACTTCGAGGAGCAATCGGCAGAAATAAAGATAATCTCTGCCCGTGGTATCCTTATCGTACCACGGAACCGAACTGAATCCATCTCTCCCATTTCAACCCATTTATAGACGGTACCTACATGGACTCGGCAGAACGTAGCAACTTCTCTCGGTGTTAGTAGGGTTCTCTTAGGGAGGTCAGTCGATTCTTGTAAAGATGATATTTTCAACCTTTATTCCCTCCTGAGTCCGGCGTATCCGGGAATGATTGGCCATATAGTTCAATCGGCTTCCTCTACTATATCTGCCATTCTCGAAGGATCTAAGTACAAACAGCCTGTTTCTATCATCGACCTCTATGAGGCATGACTTGAATAACCCTTCTCGTAACGATACGCACATACCCAGGATAACTAAATCCTCCTCCCCATCAACGTCAATCTTGATATGATCGAACGGTCCGAAGTCTTTTGTTAGACTGTCTATACTGGTTATTCCAATAGGGAATTCGTTTCTACCCCTCTTGATTAACCCTCCGTCAGAAGATCCGGCTTCATAGCTTTCACATCTGAAAGTACCAAATTCTGAACTCATTCCTACTGCGGCTCGTAGCGGTTTTACCATACAATGCTTGTTATTTCGAACATTGTTGCACAAAGAGCCATAGTTCCCCGGATGAGGCTCGACGGAACGAACCGTACATCCTCTACTTCCTGCGTAGAGAGAATAGAGGCCGATGTTCGCCCCTACGTCGAGGAGCGTTTCACCTGCCTGGAAAGAATCAATCCAGGCGATTGTCTCTGGCTCTTTATCCCAGAATGTCTCTACTCTCCACTTCTCAAGATCTGTTTCCTGCCTGATAGAGAATGGGAGTTCCTTCATTCTTTCACCTCCTCGATTCCTGTCAATCCATATCGCCTTTCAGTGTCGCAAGTCCCACAACGCCATAGATGCTCGCGGACTCTTCCACCGATGCTATTTTTCACTCGGTCCTTCACTATGTTCTGCATGACCTTTAGATGCCCACCCTGTTCATCGACAAACTTGGGAACACCCATGTATCCTTGATTGTACCTAGAGAATAGATGCTTAGTATGCCATCCGCATTTATCGCAGAGCAGATGTCTCATCGTCCGTTGCGGCTCCATTTCAATCTCCCATTGGTTCAGTTTTAGCAATTCCTTTACAAATCAACGTCTCTGCCAGTATCCAGTCCTCCTCTATATTCAAATCAAATCCTTCATTCAATTCCGTGTAAAATGGAAGTACGGTTTCACCGGTATAATCACCGAATGTTCGCACGATCTCTGCCTTTGCAATATGGATGCACCCGTTCTGTATCTGAATCAACGGTAGTTCCTGAGTCGGCATATCGTGAACGGGAGTCCCATCAATCCGTTTATCAGACATGGGAAGGATCCACTTCCTTGCTCCGATCTTCCACATCTTGTACGGATGTTGCCGAACATGACTAACTGCGCGCATGGAATCAGACGGTTGGCCTAGTGCCCATTCCCTCCATGCACGCCTGATAGTCTGCGCTGTTCTGAACGGATTTGTTGGCCTGAGAATGATGAATGTATCGTCGCTCTTCATTCGCAGACTGGAGATTAGATGCTTTACAAACTGGATGTCTGGACTATCGGACCTGGCAAATTCCTCCAGTCTGAAGATTATCTCAGCCCCGTACATATTAGCAACATCCGCAATCTCACCCGATTCGGTGCTGACATAGATCCCATTGAAGATCCCGGAGTGCTTTGCGCCCGCGATGGCATAGGCAATCAACGGATGGCCGGCCAGCATACGGATGTTCTTACCCTTGATTCTCGCTGAACCTCCACGGGCAGGAATGAAGGCGACCGTGCTCATGTTAAACTCCTATCTTTACAGATCCATGATGGACTTTCTTATGACAACTTCTACAAAGTGTTACAAGATTTAATTCTAAACAATTATTCTTATTCTCATCGATATGATGAACATCCAGACCGTAACCCCATTTCCCGCATACTCGGCAAGCAAAGCCATCACGCTTTCGAATCTTTGTGCGGAATGGTCCTGTGAATTCTAGTGGATAGTCCCGATTAATCCCACCCTTCCAGCATGGATGAAGTGGTCCGCGCATGCTTTTAGACCGCTCTCGCGCATTGCATCGTGCCTTCTCGCGCTGTAGACACCCGCAAGACTTGGTGTGTCCACTCAGCAAATCCTTGGCAGCAACTTCGGTTTCCACATCACAATCACATCGACATTTCCAGATAATACCGTTACGCCCAATTCTATCGGCCCTTGCAAACACCGTCAGCCGGTTAAATCTCTGCCCGTAAAGATCGCGGCTACGAAGACGCCCAATAACCTCGCGCTGCAAACATCCGCAAGAGCGCGTTTCTCCACAACCAAGAGCCATTGATGTAACATCAATTTCATTACCACAATCGCATTTACAATGCCAAAGAACACAACCAAATTTCCTTCCTACGTCTTTTAAGATAACAAGACGACCATATCGTTTTCCGATAAGATTTTGATATCGTGCGCCTCTCGCGATAGCCTCGTTCAAGTAAGATATCCTCCGTCGATCAACCATGATGCACCGGCAAGTTCTTGGCAGCAGCAGGCATATAGGAGTGTCTGTTTCAGGGATTTTATAGATACGACCCGCCGCATAGGGATTTTGCTTGTGATACGATCAAGGAACTTCCCGTCAAGTTTCTCCGTCATGACCGGCCCAAAGCTCGGACAGACGGCACGGATTCCCTTATGCCCATACTGGCGCGTCAGGCATCTGGCTAAATGCACAAAAGCGGCTTTGCTGAGATTGTATGCCACCGGCTTTTCAAAACCCCCCTCATAATTCGTCCAATCTGCCGCCCTCCATCCCATAATTGAGCCAATGAAGACGATGACACCACCGCCATTCTGGATCATGCGCGGTAGAAAGAACTCAATAGTTCTTGCATGCCCGGTCAGATTTACTTGCATCGTCTGCTCAAAGTTTGTGAAGAAACGGGCATCGATGGTGGATGGTGGTGTATCAATCGCGGCGTTGCAGATGATGATGTCCGGGGTTTTCCAGGCCGCAGTTTGTAACCAGATGTAATTTGTATCTGTAAAATCCTCATCCGGTAAACCCATCCCCACCACCTTGGCACCTGCCCCCTCCAGGGTCTCCTCCCAGATCGGTCCGAGGTTCCCTTCATGGCCGACGAGCAGAGCAACCTTACCATGCAAACTAAACATATTGTCCTCCTTCAGTCGCAACATGCGATATCCTCGTACCCACCGCATCGCCCGGAGTTTGTGTAGCAGGACTCTCCGATAGACCCACAGTTCTGCCAGTCCTCCCAGGACTCATACTCGCCGGAGCACATCTGCGCCGTCTGCCCATCGCAGCGCATGTCCCCGGCATTACACCAGTCGAGTACATCACCGCAACCGATAAGAAGCATCGCCATCAGTAGGATTAACCCTTTCATGTCACTCATCCTCCAGGAGATCTTTGGTTAGAGGGACCGCCGTTGAGCAATCACTCTTCAGGATCTTCCCTGCAAGTTCGTAAAGTCTATTCCCACGGATACCTGCTCTTGTGGCCGGAGACTTCAAAACAATATCAGACAGTTCAATCACGGCCCCCTCCTTCAGCATCTTGTTCGGGTATCCGACCTTCTCCATCTTTTCTAGCGGCTTCTCCTCGTCTGGTATCCGCAGCTTCTCCCCGTGTCCGTATGCGGGTTTCATCCTTCGAAGATTTCTGACAAGGTTCTTCATCCCCTGCGGCTGAAGGGACAGCGCATGATCCGATCCCTTGGCCGTATGGTCCAGGGTGAAATGCTTCTCGATTATCCTAGCCCCATACATATAGGCCATCTCTGCGAGGAGGATTCCGTTGTAATGGCACGAATATCCGATAATGCAAGTATGAAGCCTGTCCATCATTGTCCTGATAGCTGATATGTTTGCTATGTCCGCTCTTGTTGGATAACTGGCTACGCAGTGAAGGAACGCAACCTGCGCCTCATGAAGGAGCGCAATGGTATCAGCATCAACGATCTGATCCATATAAGCTCCTCCCGTAGAAATAATAATAGGCTTTCCCTTCTTACAGATATGGATAAGTAGCGGTATATTTGTTAAATCCCCAGAAGCTATCTTGAAACAGGGAACATTCAGATCATCGAGGAAATCAGCGGCTTCTTCGTCAAAGGCCGTCGCAAAGAAAGTTATGTCGATTTCCTTACAATAAGCCATGAGTTCCATATATTCGACGGTCCCGAACTCCAGAGCTTCCCGGTGTTCCCCATATGTTCTCCCGAAGGCGTGCTCCGAGTTGTAGGGCGTCGCTAGGAAGGTCTTCGTGTAGCACCTTGATAGAGTCCTCTTCTGGAGCTTAACAGCGTCACAGCCGCATTCCTTGGCGACTCTGCACATTTCTATGGCCGTATCCAGTTTCCCGCCGTGATTGTGTCCGATCTCCGCAACTACCCAGGCATCCCCATCCTGTGTAATCCGATGGCCGTCAATCATAATTGAGCGCATGGTTCAATCCTCTCTTCGAAACAAATATCTTCCTCTGTAAACCATTCGAAAGGCCAGAATCCATGTTTAATAGTTTTCAATTTCCATCTTCCAATAATAATTTCCATCTTTCTAGATCCGCAATTTCTACAACAATGGTGAAGACACAACATATCCATACCACATAATGGACCACTACTTATAAATTTCCTCGTTACTGCATTGCAGTCACGGCATATGTACGCTTCAAGATATTGTCCATATGCTATTCTCTCTTGCATCTAATTCCTCACTCCAATGTCAGGATTCCTCTTGTCTCATATATACTCACCATATTCCCCATATTCGCAACGGCCCTTGACCAGCCGATGAGCATGGCGACAAACAAGTCAATTCTGTCCGTGCTCTTGTCCTTCACGGGCCGGATATTTTCGTTTGCATCTGGCACCATTACAAGGTTATCTACACACCAGCGCAGCACCGGATGTCCACCGTGCCGGAGCTTCCCGCCGAGCACAGCTTTCAGGATATCCTTCGACGGTTCCGATAGGCTCTTCACCCCCTGCCGGACCTCTACCATCTGTATCCCCTGGTTGTTAAGCAGCTCGGTAGCCAGTTGGGTAGCGTTCCACGGGTCAAAGCCAATTTCCCTCAGATCGTATTCGTCCGCGGCCTGGAGGATGTCCCGCTTGATGTACTCGTAATCAATCACATTCCCCGGTGTTGCGGTAATCCATCCGGCCTGTACCCATCGGGCATAATCTACCCGGTCTTGTCGGCTCCTTTGCCGGATCGTATCTTCCGGGCAATACGCTTTGACGATGACTTCCCAGTCTTCGTCTTCGGTAGTAGGGGGGTAAACAAGAATGAAGGCCGAAAGGTCGGTTGTGCTCGAAAGATCAAGACCCCCGAAAACGGGTCGTTTCTTAAGGAGATCGACTCCAGAGACAGGATTCGAACAGGCATCCCATTTATCCATCGGCATCCATCTGCGGATAACTTTAGCAGGTATATTGAGCCGGAATCTCTTGAAGTCTTCGAACTCGATGAGGTCTTGTTTGGCTTGCTCATAATCCCTCCTTATTCTGTCTAGTGTGAAAATATGCCCCAGGCTCGGGTTGACTCGCTTCCATAGTTCCTCATCATGCGGATCGTCGTGCTCCGGGTCCGCAATGTAGAGGATCGGGAGGAAAGAGGGATCTTCGACGATCCCGTCTTTGATCTGCCTGGCCTTCTCCCGGACCCGCCACCAGATAGATTCGCGGTCGTAGATACCGGCTGTGGTCACAACAAAGACAAGCTGCTGCTTCCGTGCGTAGTCCGTCCCCGCAGTCAGCACCCTCCACAATTCATCATTCGGTTGTGCATGGAGTTCATCGAAGATAACACAACTCGGGTTCAGTCCGTGCTTGGTGTGGACCTCACTACTTAGTACCTGATAGAATCCGTTATTCTGCTTGTTGATGATTCGCTTCCTAGAATCCCTGACTGCGAGCCGTTTCCCGAGTGCATCCGAGTTCTTCACCATCTGCGCCGCTACGTTGTAGACGAGGCTGGCCTGGTCCCGGTCCGCGGCCGCTCCGTATATCTCTGGGGATGCCTCCTGGTCGCTGCAAAGCATATATAAGGCGATAGCAGCGCACAGCTCCGATTTTCCATTTTTCTTTGGAATCTCCACATAACAGGTCCGATACTGCCTAATCCCCTTCTCATCGACAGTTCCGAACAGATTCCGCAGAATCTCCTCTTCCCATGGGAGAATGGTAAAATTCTTCCCGGCCCACTCCCCCTTGGTATGAGTCAGGTTCCCAATGAACCCCATGACGTTCTTGACTTTAGCTTCGTCCATTAGTCCATGAACTCCTCTATGCCTTCTTTTTTCTTGGCCTTACTGATGAGACTGCCCAACTGCGCCAGCCCCGTTGACGATAACCCTAGCTTGTCGCTGCACTTACGGATCTGATCTGATAATCTATCGAGGCTAAACAGGAGCGGATTCATAACCATACGCTTCTTCTTCTCAACCAGCATCCCGGTCGCATTGATCTGGTCCAGGCAAGCCCTCCACGCCGCGGAGTAGGTCGCAAGCATCTCCAGGTGCTTCTCGTTAGCACAGTTCAATAATCCGTAATTCTGCAATGCGGCTGCGAATAGCTTCCATTCCCTCCTCTGCTCGTGAGATAGGTGCTTCGGACACTTCGGGACGGTATCTCGCATCGGTTGCGGCTCGCTGTCTACCCGGTCCTTTTGTTCGTTGTAAAGGATTCCTTTCTCAAGTAGCAACAACGGAGCTGGCTTGATCGGTTGAGGCATTACGCATCACCCATACAACGAGCCCTGAAATCGTTAGACTGTTGTATCGCTTCCTTTTCCAGCCCCCGCTCCTTCATCTTTTGGTAGCTAAGTCCTGACCGGAACCACTGGCCGAGATACGTCCCCATAAAGCCTACCCATCCAAAGTCCCGGAACTGTGCAACATGCGTCAGCTCGTGATAGATAATATACGCCTGATCGACGGGCAATTTATGTTTGACAGCCGGGTCGAAGATGACCGTGTGCTCGTTCACCGTCAGCCCGAGCATCCACCACTTACTCTCTGTGAGGAATTCCGTCTTGAGGTATAGTTCCATGGAAGCATACCCTCGGATACACCCACCATACTCCCGAATCAGGCTCCTGACCTCCTCTCCTGGTTCCCACTTGTCCATTGCGCCCTCCGATGTTGCATATATGCAACGTTTTGATGCTGGAAAATTTGTGCGACGC